CTACACTGGCTCGTCGATCAGTCCATGGGCGCGCATTGCATCCAGAATTGATCCAATCGCCGTTCGAGCCTCGACGTCGGCAGTTCCGCCGCCTTCCGGGTTTGCGATTGCGGGTTGACGGGAACCGATGATCTGCTCACCGCCTATGCTTATGGCGGCAGCCGACACAATCCCTGTTACCCACGCTCCCCCATCCCAGCGGGCGAACATGCCTTCATCGACGGTCCAAACGCCCAATCCGATAAATGGTTGCACATAGCGCCAGCCGTTTTCTGTCCATCCTGCAAGGTGTTGCGCCATTCCGGACCATGATCCTTCCGGGGACGGACCGATAATCCAGCACTCGCCCAGCGCGGGTGAAGCGGGCGGAACATCGACGCCCACGGCCTGAACGACCGCCTGCGTAATGATGTCCAGCTGCGCAAGTGCCTCGTTATGCGTGATTTCCTTCTGGGCCTGTCCCGGCGCCAGCAGTGGAAGAAAAAGACGTGCGCTCTTGGTCATGTATTACTCCAGTCCAGTTCACCGTCATCGTTCAGTCATCGATCACGAAGTCGGCGGCAGCCGCCATGCCGGGTCCGGCAATCGCGCTGAGTTGCACAATTGCAACACTCAGCCTTGATATGTCGCCGCCATCGGCCAGTCGGTCGGCAAGGGCATGAGTGCACGAAGATTGGCTGACGTCCACAATGCGCTCGCTGCCGCCGAGTTGTCGCAGGGTCACGCGATAGCGTTCGCTTTCTTCGCCGAGCGGCGCGTCGACACCGTCGATCCATCCCCCCCACCCCTGCCGGCTCCGCCTGATCCATTGCACGTTCACCGAACCATCGGCGAGCAACGACGCCGTCACATGTACCGGGCTGGGCGGCAGCAATGCCCGCCCCTTCAGCAGCAGCGTCACAGCTTCGGCCGCCGCCGGGTCCTCTCCCGGACCCGTCCCGCGGAACCGGATGCTGCTTCCCAGGCGGCTCACCGGCAGGTCGGCAACGCCCGTCACAGCCGGCTCGATCAATATGAACCTGCCGCCCGCCTCATGGTCGGCCGAGGCCCATTCCGTTCCGCGTCGCCCCCTCAGCAGCCGGCTCAACCGGAAGCGGTGGCCGCCAAGCTGCTCCACATGGCCGAACTGCACGAGTTCATCGTCGATCAGCGCGAGGTTCGCGCCTGCCAGCAAACTCTCATCGGCCCTGCCCTCCAGCCACATGCCTTCATGGTCAAGCTCGACCTCGACTGCATTTCGATCGTCCCAGAGTGTCGATGCGCCGGCGCCCAATGCAGTCAGCGTCACGCCAGCCACGCTGCCTCCGGTGGCGGTGTAGATCGACTGCCAGCTTCCGCCCGAATCGAGGCTGAGAGCGATATCGGCCCTGCGCCACCCCTGCTCCTTTCCCGATGCCGCGATCCAGATTCGGGGGACGGCGGGCAGTTCGTCAAACAATGGCGGCAGGTCCAGCACGTGAAGAACGGTCTCGCCATTCGCCAGGCCGTTCTGCGGCGCAACGCGGCCGCCGTCTGCCGCCGAGGAGGGCGTGAGCGGAATCTGCAGCATCCGCTCCAGCGCCAGTTCCACGACCATTCGCTCCACCGTCATTTCGGTCACGCGCCACAGGCCGCCATCTGCCGGGTGCCGCAGCAGGTCGCCCGGCCTCAGCGCCAGCGCGCGATAGGGAAGACGGATCGTCGAGGTCACCGAGCGGACCGACACCTCCGCCATCTTGCGTTCCGCCAGCGCCTTTGCTTCTCCCGGCATCAGCGCGGCGGGAAGCTCAATCCGTTCGGAACGCCGGCCCATCCCGAAATGCGCCCGCTGCAACCCGGTCTGATAGTCGCGCGCGCAATCATAATAGCCGATGCTGATCTCGCCCGGCGTCTGATCGGCGGCAATGCGCTCCACTGTCATCCGCGCCACGGGAGCGCCTCGTTCTATGCGCCATGATGCTCCCATGTCTTGGCGGGAGAGGTCGATCGCGTCGGGGATTCTCCGCAGCGACACGGCGGTGGCGGTCCCGTCGTCCAATATGGTCAACGGATCGACGGTGGCGAGCGTCTCCAGAACGGAGCGGACAGAACCGCCGCTTGCAATGCCGAAGCCTCGCAACGGCGTCGCCTCTTCGGGGGAAAGGCTGGGCGCAAGGCCCGTGATCGCGCCAAGATCGTCAATGATCGCAGCGGCGCTCACCGGCGCTTCATCGGCCTCCACCTCAAAGCTCAGCGACGGAATGTGGTTGGCGAATTCCGTCAGATCGAGATCTTCAAACACCGCATAGGCCATGCCTCTATAGGCAGGCGCGGCGTCCGGCCCTTCCGCCGAGGCGATCAACGGATCGGGCGCTTCATCCTCCAAGCCGGTATAAAGCCGCATGTTGGCGGCCATGATCCAGCTTCCCTCTGCCGATCGCATGAGCTTGCCGTCACCCCATATCCGCTTCACAGATCGGATGGGGCGGGCTGAAAGCGCCACGGCGAAACTCGCCGCATAGCTGTAGGTGGTGGTCTTGGGCTTGCCCTTCCCCCCGCCGGACCGATGCGCCGTCTCGCGGATGTCCGTCGCCCAAATGACCGATCCCGAAGCGCGGATCATTCCATAAAGCCGCGGCAGCGGCGTTCCATAGACGGAGCTTTGCACCGCCAGGTCATTGAGCCTCGGGCCCTGCCGCGATTTGCCGCCCGCGCCGAAAAGCTGCGCCCCGGCAAAGCCGATCACACCGGTGGCAATTCCCGCCACGGGGCCGAAGACCGCGCCCACTGCGGTCAGCACAAGCGTCGCCATCTGTTCAGCCCCCCTCTTTCACGCGCCAGATTCCAAGCACGGGCCAGGGCGCTGGAAACGGCGTCTCCACCACGCGCCGTAGCCCCAGATGGGCGTGGACAAAGCCGCGACCCGTGCAGATGCCCAGGTGCTGCTGCAACCTTCCGGACCGAAACAGCATCACATCGCCGGTGCGGGCCGTGTCCGCACGTGACAGGCCGAGCGCCTCCAGAGCGTCGGGAAGGCGCGATCCGCAATCTCCGCTCAGGTCATAGTCGGATGGCGGTTCCACATCGGTTCCGCCCGCCCGCACCGCCACGGCCGCCAGGCCGATGCAGTCGAGGCCGACTCCGGCGAGCCTTCCCTGCGGGCGAAACGGTGTTCCGATGCACGCCCGCGCCGCACTCGCGATTTTGTCGCCCGTCATGTCAAAGCCCGGGATAGCGGGTAAGCAGGTCGTTGCCCGGCACATGCGGCTCACCCTGAAAATTGGCGGCATTGGCAAAGCGGTTCCGGCAGGTGGAAAAGCGCTTGTCGCACCCCTGCCGCAGCTCGATCGCATCGCCCGGCGCACAGGCGAAGGCGGGTGGCTCTGAAAGCTGGATCATATCGCTCGCGGAGGAAAGGATCGCCCGTTCCAGCCCGCTGTTCGCGCCCGACAGGAAGCGCACCATGCCATAGCCGAAGGCGTTTGGGGCCGGTTCGACGACGGAAACGCGCAGCGACTGCGGACCTGCAATTTCGCTCACCTCCGCCATTGCGGACCGTGAAGCTATGTCGACCCTGCACTTGGGGTCGCCAAGCTCTGCCCGGCATTCGGGCGAAAGCAGCTCGACCACCGGCCGTTCAAGCACATGCATCGGCCCGCGCAGTTCAGCGGAAAAGGCCGTGTCTTCGTGGCTCACCGTGCCAAGCTGGCCGCGCATCAGCGGCAATTTTCCGGCCTCGGGCATTTCCCAGTCCGTCATGAACAGCTCGACCTGCGCGCCGTCATATCGCCCGGCCGCAAGGTCAGCCTCGGTGATCGCATCGGCAGAGAGCGCACCCGTCACGTCCATGCTGTCCGTCTCAAGGCCCGCCGACAGGTGAATGGCGGACGGCGCAATTCCGGGCGCTGATCGATAGACCAGCCCCTCAATCTCGAGGTCGCGGTCATGACTGGTGAAGCCGAGCGCCACTCCGTCGAACCGCACCACGCGCCAGCAGAAGGCAAATGTCGTTGTGTCCGCCGCCAGCCGCGCGGCGAACTCCGTTTCCAGCGGGACCACCCTCAGTCCTCCCTGATCTCGACCAACGTCACGTTCGGGATTTCGCCGGCCCGGAACGCCGCGAGCGACAGTTGCAGCCGGTCTTCGGCAAAGCGCACCGGCACATCGAACCGGAACCCCGCCCTCACCTCCTGCCCTTCGGCTGGCGCGGCGGCAAAGCTGATCCAGCCACCCGGCTCCAGCGACCAGCCCGTCAATTGCTCCACACCTTCGATCGACAGGCGCACGCTGCCCGAAAGCGGCCGCGTGATACGCCGCGTCTGCGGATCATCGGAAAGGCCATAGTGCTTCACCAGCGCAAAGCGGGTCTGGACGCCGTCGCCAGTTCCAAGCCACTGGTCGGCTGCATCGGGTTCATCCCCCGGCGCTGCGGAACTGTCGTCCAGCGGATCGCGGAGGCGAAAGCCGACCGCCGGTCCCCGCCGTGCGCGGAAGAAGCGATCAGCGTCTTCAGGTCATCTTCCGACCTGAGGCCCGATCCGGCATCATAGCTCAGGCGCGCATCGGCCCATCCGGCGTTGCGCTGTTCACGGCCGGAGCCGGTCGTCACGATCGCCGTCGAAAACTCCGGACCGACACCTGCGTCCAGGCCCAGCGCCAGCGGAAATGCCACGTCATGGAAGGGCTGCACCTCGGCCTCCGTCTCGTCGAAATGAATGAAACCGTCGCGGACCACCTGCGGATAGGCCCAGACGAATGTCTCGGCAGCACCGCGCCGCCTGCCCGCGTCCGCTGCCGAGTCCACCAGCCGCCAGAGCGCCCGGTCCTCTCCGTTCAGCACAAAGCCTGAAAAATAATGCTGGTCGTCGGGCGGATAGCCCAGCCGCGCAATGACCGTGTCGAACGCGCGCGCCGATGATCCGGGATCACCGGCGATCACGAAATCATAGTCTTCCAATTGAAGCACGTCGAACGCGGGCACAGCCCACTCCACCGGCATGTTGGCCCGCACCAGGTCCGGCGCTTCGCTGTCGAGCACCTGCGGCGCATAAAACAGCAGCATCACCTTTGCCGCCGGGGCTTCCGCCTTGACCGCATCGCGCAACGCCAGCGTCGATGCGCCGAGAAGCACCCCCGCCTGATCGAGCAACGCTTGCTGGCCAGACGAAAGGCTCGCCCGTACGGTCGGGATCTCCGGGGGGGTGCCGCCGAACGCCGCCCTCGCCGCATCGTCATAGATGTGCGGCCGCCCATCGGCAGGCACCCACCACCAGGGCTCGCCGATCTGGAAAAGCGGCTCCAGCCCGGCCGAAGCCGAAAAGCCGATAAACGCCCGGCCCACGCCCCGCAGATATTCCATCGCGTCGTCATTGGCGGGCGACAGCAGAGTCGACGGCGGCGACCAGCCGGTCAATGCCGGACTGCCGTCCCATGCCCGCTGCTTCCAGCTTTCCGGGGGATGGGCGTCGAACAGCTCATAGGAAAGCGACCAGATGATGTTGTAGTTCAGCGCCTTGGCGCGTGCAGCGAAATCCTCGTGCCATCTCCGGCACGGCGCATTGAGCGGATCACCCGCCGCCTGCGCCACGAACCTTCCTTCCCCGGCGTTCCAGCCCAGCCGGAAATAATGGCTCATGCCCACATAATGGTTGATGAGCTTGCGATAGCCCAGGTGCAGCACGTTGCGCAGCAGCCGCGCGGGCGTCACATCATAGCTGTCGTCATAGCCATTGGCGATCCGCAGTCGATGCTCGGGCACCAGCGTATCTCCGATCGCCAGCACCGAACGCCGCCCTTCGCAGCGCATCTCGGTCAGTTCCGCCCAGGCCTCCACCGGACCGGCGAGCGGCAGCGGCGCGGGGCCATAGTCCGGCGGCACCATCGATATGAACAGCCGGTCGATGTCGCCCGCATAGACCGGGTCCGCCTCGCCCGGCAGCAGGAAGCTCCACCGATACGCGCTCCGGCCGCAGCGCGATCAGTTCGGCGGGCCGTCCTTCGGCATCGTTGATCGTATGCACATAGGCGTTGCCGTGAAGCATCAGGCCTGCCGCCATCGCCTCCACCAGTTGCCGGCCGGAAGCCGTGCCGGTCAGCAGCGCCAGCGCATCCTCATGCCCGGCGCAGCAGCCGATGGGCGCAGAGCCCGCGCCCTCGGCGACAAGCCGCACCGCCCGCTGGGCAAAGGCGTTGCGCTCATAGCCTTCGCGCACCAGCGCTTCATAGCTGCGGGGCGTCTCGCTCGCCGCCAGCCCCAGCCAGGCGACTGCAGTGCGAGTCAAATGCGGCCGCGCGTCATCGCGCGCAGCCTTGCGTCCAAACCATCGCATCGATTTCTCCAAGCATAAGAGCCCATCATTCCCGCGAAGGCGGGAACTCAGACGATCCGAACCATCGGCTCGGCCCCGCGCCTGCCGAGCATCAGCTCGGTCAGCGCCCACACCAGCGCGTCCGCGCGATCGGGCGAACGGCCCGGCCCCGCATAGCCGCCGCCCGCCATCAATCCGCACATCTCGTCCTCAAGCAGGGGGAAGCACCCCACATGCGACACCCTGCCCTGCACATAAAGCGCGGCGACGGGTTCGGCCCGCGTCACCTTGCCATGGGATGCGCGCACCGCCTTCACCGGCAGCAGCGGGTCCACGGAGCGAAGCACGCTCGTCACCATCGCCCCGCCATTGTTCACCTCGGCCACCACCTTGTCCGCCTGCCAGCGACCGGCGGCGGCCGCGACCGCGCGCGCCCATCCTTCGGGGTGAAGGCCGTGGACGCTCGCATCCTCCAGCACATGCGCCCGGCCGTCCTCCGCCAGACCCGCCACCACGATGCCGCAGGCGTCGCCGCCGACGCCCGCAGGCGGGTCCACGCCAACCACCACCCGGCGCAGGCCGGGATGCGTCCTCGTCCTTCGCTCCTCCAGCAGCGCCCTCGTCCAGAGCGCGCCTTCGACATCCTCGATCAGTTCGCCGTCCAGTTCCTGTCGGCCAAGGCGCGTGCCGCCATAGCTCGCCTCGACATGGGCCAGGAACGACCTGGGCAGATTGTCGGCATTGTCCCTCGTCCGGCCTCTGGTGACGGCAACCGACGGGTCGTTCAGCATCGCCTTCAGCAGGCTCACCGGCCGGGGCGTCGTCGTCACCAGCACGCGCGGCTGCGTCCCCAGCCGCAGGCCGAGTTGCAGATTGTCCCACGCCTCCGTCGCATGCGCCCATTTCGCCAGCTCGTCGCACCATGCCAGATGATGTTCCGGCCCGCGCAACTGCCCCGGCTCCTCGGCGGAATAGACGAAGGCCTGCGCCCCGTTCTTCCAGCTCAGCCGCCGGCGCGACGGCTCCCACAGCGGCCGCGAAGAAGCCGGCGCTGTCGCCAGCAGCCCGCTTTCACCTTCCACCATCACCCCGCGCGCGTCGATCGCCGTTGCACCCACCAGCGCGATCCTCAGATCGCCGCTGGCTTCGGCCGCCGCGCGCACCCATTCGGCCCCCGTCCGGGTCTTGCCGAATCCCCGCCCTGCAACAATCAGCCACGTCCGCCAGTTTCCATCAGGGGCAAGCTGCTCCGGACGCGCCCAAAAGGCCCAGTTCCGCTGCAACAGCGCATAATCCCTGATCTCGGCATCGACGACCGCCGCCCTCTCCTCCGCCCTCAGTCCGCAAAGCTTCCGCGCCAGCTGCAGCGCCGTCACGCGGCCTCACCATCGGGTGCCGGCCCGCCCTCCCCTTCCAACTGATCGGCAATTCGAAAAAGCGCGCCCTGAACCTTCTCCCGCGCATTCCCCGCATCCTCCTCCACCGGCGATTGCGGGTCGCCTGTCGCCGCCCTGCCGTAGGTGTTCGGCCGCTTGGCGCGCAGGATGAACATGGCGAGCGTGTCCGAATATTGCCGCACCTTCCCGCATGGCTTGCCGCCATAGAACACCGGCTTTTCGACACCATGCGCCGCTCGTTCCAGAAGCACCGCCTCCAGATCATCGAGCGCCTGGTTCATCGCCTCGTCCCAGGCGGCGCGAAAGCTTTCCGACCTGGCCCGCAGGCGATAGACGGCCGACCGGTCAAGCCCAGCCTGTTTTGCCGATTCGGTTACATTTGCCGTCTGCGCCAGCACTTCGACAAAATGCTTGCGCCGCGCCGCCGGCGAAGATGCCGAACGGCCCGAAGCAGCCGCGAAGGCTGCCGTTTTCCGTGTTTTCATGATGTCGCCGCCGCCTGTTCGCAATTCTTCAGCGTGCCTGTCTTGTACCAAACAGCGTGACGCTTGTCAAGCATCAATAACCAAATTGG